AAGTTAAGACGAATCTGGATTGCCTTTAAATATGATGAAATGCTGATGAACGTACATTATATGACTGATTTTCCAGTCAGCATGATTTACTCCTTCTTTATCATCGAGGCAACCAACAATGGGATTGAAACTGACCTTTGGCGCATTCATGCAAACGCTGGTGGTGGTAAAGCCTTAAAAGGTTATGACCATGTTACCTACAAAACCAGAGAGGTCATCAATGGGAAAAACAAATACATTAAAGCAAAGTTTTTTTCAGCTGATAACACGGAAGACGGTTTAAAACTTTGGGCGCAAATCCTAAACTCTGGAAGGTACTACGAATGTAAAAAGGCAAATTACAAGTTAAAAGGCAAAAGGTTATATGAATCTATTTGTAAATGTATTTACGAAAACGGTTATCACACCGACCGCGATTACAAATTCCGAGCATCGTTGATGGCTGAATACTGGGAGATAAAGACGGAAAACTTCCCAATTGATGGAAATAAAGAAGAATTTTGATTTTTTTTAAAATAATTGTGTAAATATTTTTTTGTTTCAATAATTATTTTTAAATTTACATATTGAAACAAACAAACGATATTTTACAACTTTAAAAACAACCAAAATGATTCAGATTAATCACACACAGTACCAGAAAAAAGTAAAATCTTTAAGCACTGAATCTTTAAGATTTATAATTAAAGATTGCAAAGAAGCAATTAATGCCATGCCTAATAATCCAAAAAATGGTTATTATCAAGATGAAATACATTATTGCGTTATGGAATTAAACAAAAGGAAATAATTAAACAAACAGGGTAGTCTTCGGACTACCCTACTAAAACAACCAATCATGAAACAAAAAGTGCAATTAACCGACAAGAAAACTGGAAAAATATCAGTACGAGTTTTCAGAAGCAAAAAATCATGCAGAGAATTTATGAATAATTGGGACGCATACTATTCATTCAAGGTATTAAACATTTTTTAAAAACAACCACCATGCTAAAAGTAACCATTCAACACAAACAATTTATCTGGCAGTATGATTGCCCATCTTTTGAATATGGAATTATATTGGCAAACAACTTGCAAGAAAAATTTGGTCTCATAGGAAGAACCTATATACTTTCTTCTTGTGGCAAACAAACTTGGATTCGATAATTAATCATATTAAAAAAACAACCAACATGAAAAATTTTACCAACACACAATTCCAATGGACGTTTGAGTCAATTAGCGACAACATTCCAACCATCATGATGACGACCATCATCCTGACGTATGGAGTAAACGCTTATCTAACGGCAATCTTTTTGCCAATCAACTTTTGGGTTGCCATTACTGCTGCAACAATACTACAAATGGGACGCTTTGCAGTCGTTTTCATGGACTTTTTAAACCCTACAAAGGGTAGAAGTCCTTATCCACCTAAAATAGCGTTAGGTGCAACGCTGGTAGCCTTAATCGAGGTTTTCTTTGGATTGTCTGAAAAGTATTCTGGTGCAGAATTTTACACCATGTTTTTCTTTGTGGGAACAATCGTTTGTTTCGGCTATCTCCTTGAAATCAACTTTGTTGACAAAGGAGTTGAAGCCTACGGTCTTGAAGAAAAAAAGGTCATCAAAAGACGCAAAAGAACACCAAAGGTAAACGTTGAGCCAGTAGCAAAACCAAACGTTGATTTAAAACCTTTTGTATCCAGTTTTAAAACGATTACATTTTAATTTGTATATTGTAAAAAAAACATTGGAATACACACTAATTGGAGTTGACCCAGCAATCAGAGTAAACGGAATGGCAGCCTGTATAATCACCAACCAAGTCATTGTTTTTAAGAAATACAAACGATTTGTGGACTTTATAAAAGATGTGCCAACATGGATAAATTATCCAACTCCGTTTATTCTGGTTGAAGACTCCAGCCTTCAGAACATTACCTTTAATTCATCTATAAACCGTGCTATCCTTTCACGAATGTCCAGAAACGTTGGCATGAATCAAGGTGCAAGTCGAATCGCCTACGAATGGATAAAGGAACATGGATATAATACGTTTAATATTAGTCCTGAAGGGAAGGGTCGCAAATGGTCAAAAGACATTTTTCTCAAAGTTGTTGACCAAGAACGGCTAAAATTTGAACCACATTTTAAACCAGCCAAAGTTACTCAAGACATGATTGATGCATTTTCTTTAGCACTTATGGCAAAAAAACACATAAATAATGGCAAAAAAGGAATTAATTGACGGTTTTTCCCTTGAACAATGGGAAGAATTTGGACAAATTGCAAAGCAATATTCAAGACCGATAAAGTTTACTGATTCGGTTTCCTCTAAAATTGCATTGCTTAATTTTTATTTGAATGAAACCTTACCTAATGGCAAAAAAGCATGGCAGACAATGGATAGGAATAGATTAATAAGCATCTGTTATAAATTGTATTATAATCGAGATACAGATGGAGTAAAGGATTATGCATTAAAACTGCTCAAAATTATTGTTTGATTCAATTTGTTAGTGTGTTGTGTAAATAATGGGGTTGGCATTTGCGTCAACCCTTTTTGCATTTTAAAACACATAACCTAAATGTTTAACGTAATCAACAACTGCTCTTGCATGACATAAGGCTAAATTATCTTGAAATACTGGGTCAAACATCATTAAGGCATCTTTGTAATTAGTAAAGAAACCGTTTTCACTCAATACTGAAGGCATAATCGTCTGGGTCAAAACATAAAACCTTTCTTCTCTATCGCTATCTCCATCAGTTGTATCTGTTCTAAAAATCCAATTTGGAAAAGTCTCCCTAACCTCATCAAAAAGAAACGAAGCCATTATGTCAGATTTGGTTTGGCTTGGACTCGTGTAAACTTCAAAACCTCTTGCATCTAAATTTGCAGCAGCATTGCCATGAATGGATAGGTATAAACTTCCTGAAAAACTTGATGAGGCAAAATTGGCTTTCTTAACCCTTTGTCCCAGAGCCAAGTCCAATATTGGGTCGTAAACATTTATCACCGTGAATCCCCAATCCTTTAAATATTTTTCAATCAATACGGTAACCGCTCTGTTAAATACCCCTTCAAAGAACCAACCGTAGCCGTGAAACAAACTATTCTTGTGCTGCCAACATTTGGAAGGATAGGTCGTGTAATTATTTGGGACTTTTAATTTAGGATTTAAGCCACCATGACCAGCATCAAGGAAGACGCAAAAAGTTTTAATATTCATCAGTCTGCAAATTGAAAATTATAGTTTAATCCTTCTCTTGTAAAAGTATAGTGCATCCAGATTCCAGCACCAACTTTGGGACTCATTCCTTTTTCAACCGCATAACCGTTAAATTCTTGAGGTTGATTTAGGTAAGTGCCAGTTTTTATGTGCCATTGTTGGTCAACAAATTCTTTATATCTTGATATCCTTTGCCTTGTTATAGGCACTATCCACCTATCATGCGTATGACCTGATATAACAATGTTTGCGTCTGGAAGGTATACTGCTTTTCTGTTTGTCTGAATGACATCCCGCGTGACAGCCCCTCCACCGCCATAACCATGATGGTAGGCAATGATTAAAGGACGATTTGAACCTTTGTCTTCGACGCTTGGAAAGATACGGCAGTAAATGTATCCAGAATAATTACCCTTGCTAATGTCCAACTTGTAACAAATCTTATCAACAATGCCGTATTCTATTCTTTTTTCAACAGATGTCTCATGATTCCCAGATGAATAAAAGGCAATCACATCTTTGTAAGGAGTAAGAAATTCAACAACATCAGCAATCACCTCATCAATGTATTTTCCAGCATTGTATTTTGGATTTAAGTCTGCTTTGTTACTTCTTGGGTCATACTTTCCTTGCATCAGGTCAAGCAAGTCCCCAAAGATAAATAAAGGTGCATTTCTTTCAAGTGCAAGGTCAAGGTGTTGCTTTAATTTGTCTCTGTCGCAATGGATTGAGTCAATGTGTACATCAGAAATAAACAACATATATCTGTTTTTCTGATAGCATTGCACATCAATAAATTCGTAAGTGTTTGGAAATATTTTATTTAGTAGCATTTTTTTGGTATTGTAAAAGGGATAGGAATTTAATCCTATCCCTTCTGGCATAAAGGTAGCGAATCTTTCTGCGCCAATTTCTTATCCTTTAATCTTTGCAAATCTTTGCGCCAATTTAACGGTGTAGAATACATGGTCAATAACATCTTCAACAAGTAGTTCAACTGCATCATTTTTCAAGTCAAATCTCTTCTTCAATTCATCAATTAATTCATTCATTTCATCATCAGTTAAATCTTGTAATTCAGCCTTTACCAACTCGATACCAGCAAATGCTTTTGCAGCAGAGAAGATAACTGGGACAAATCGTGGAGCATCTGTGACAATAGAAAACTTCTTGTCATCTAATGACTTGATGATTGCTTCTAACAAATCGAAACCGAAATTTAAAACTTCTTTGGTTTCTTTGATTCCTAAAACTTCGTTTGACATATTTAAAAAATTTAATGGGTTACTTTTTAAAAAATCTTAATACTAATACTCCAATGTTAACTCCTGTAATTGACTTTATATTCTCCGCTATACTAAATAATTCCGTTGTAGCAATGGTAAAGGCTACCATGTAGGTAATGTTGAATGGCAGTTGAAATGTCAACCTTGCCCCCTCAAATATCATAATCCCACACAAGTAAACAAGGCACTTTTGCGATGTTCTGTATAAACCTTTACTTGTTATCTCTTCGCCCCTTTTCTTGGCTGCCATGATTCCAGTAACTGTATCAGCAAAAACGACAAAGACAGTAAAGATTAGGAAGGATTTGATAGGAATGATAAACGAGGCAATTAAGCCGCAACACACCGCAAAAGCAATGCCATCATAGCCTATTTTAAGGATGTTGTAGATTATGGTTTTCATCATTCAAGTTTTATAAACCTTACATCACCATCCACCGTTGCAAACTTGCCATCAGCGTATTTGTACAAGTCGTATTTTATACCATTGAAGCTGAAGGATATCTGATTAGTAAACGTGGATAAAAGCAAGTTTGTTGAAATCGTGTAAACCTTGCCATTGTCTGGGTTGAAGATTAAACGATTGTTGTTGTTCAACTCAATTACTCCGTCAATGATTTCACC